GGCGAAAGCTACGTGGGTACCTCTTTGTTTCCTGGTAGAAAGAGGTCAGCAAATCAAGGTCTTTTCACAACTCACGAAAAAGGCACGAGAACTTGGATTCATGGTACCAACAATTCGATATGGAGCTATTCCCGAAGAGCCCTACGAGGGTGCTACTGTTCTTGAGGCACAAAAAGGGGCGTATTATACTCCTATCACCGCTCTAGACTTTGAAGCCCTGTATCCATCGATCATGATGGCACACAACCTGTGTTATTCCTCGTACGTGATGAATGAGAAGGACTACGGTAACATACCTGGTGTGACATATGAAACGTTTAATGTAGGTGAAAAAACGTATAAGTTCGCGCAAGATGTTCCGAGCCTTTTACCGGCGATCCTTTTAGAGCTAAAACAGTTCAGAAAGCAAGCCAAAAGGGATATGGCCGCCGCAACGGGTTTCATGAAGGAAATTTATAACGGTAAGCAACTGGCCTATAAAATCAGCATGAATTCTGTATATGGATTTACGGGAGCAGGTAAGGGTATTCTCCCATGTGTACCTATCGCCTCTACGACGACATGTAGAGGACGAGAAATGATCGAGGAGACTAAGAATTATGTAGAGAAGAATTTCCAGGGTGCTAAGGTGCGATACGGTGACACGGATTCAGTGATGGTTGAGTTTGATGTAGGTGATCGTAAAGGTAAGGAAGCGATCGAGTATAGTTGGGAACTTGGTGAACGCGCCGCAGAGGAATGTAGCGCCCTATTCAAAAAGCCTAATAACTTGGAGCTGGAGAAGGTCTATTGGCCTTATTTTTTGTATTCTAAAAAGCGTTACGCCGCTAAATTGTGGACGAAAGGAAAAGATGGTAACATGAACATGGACTATATTGATATTAAGGGTCTCCAAGTTGTTCGTCGTGACAATACACCACACGTGAGAGAGGTTTGTAAGGAACTCCTCGACGTTGTTCTAACATCGAACGACCCGGGACCACCACTGGAACTCGCGCGCGAACGCGCCATAGAGCTGCTTTCTGGTGATGTATCAAACGAAAAACTCATTCTGAGCCAGTCTCTTTCTGATACGTACAAAGTCAAAGGAGAGAACATATCAATTTTGAGCCCTGAAAGTATCAACATTAATCAAGCTCACGTGCAAGTGGTTATTAAAATGAGAGATAGGAAACCAGGTTCAGAGCCTCAATCGGGTGACCGAGTACCATATTTACTGACCAAGACAGATGACCCTAAGGCGAAGGCTTTTGAGAAGTCTGAGGATCCAAAGTATGTGGAAGAGAATAATATTCCTATTGACTATCACTATTATTTTGTTAACAAGTTTCTAAATCCAGTGTGCGATTTACTCGATCCATTGTTTGAAAACCCAAAAGAGGAAATCTTCGGTGAGATTATCAGTCAACATAAACCACCTAAAAAGAAGAAAGAACCATCTTTCAATGGCATGAAAAAGGATGAACTCGTAGAGGAGTGTAAAAAGAGAAACCTTGATTCATCTGGTAAAGTTGCCGATCTGAAAAATCGACTCAAAATGAGCTTAGAGAAGGAAAATTCGATTGAAGACTTATTTAAAAAATACGAACGTAGTAAGTCTAAGGATGAGCTTTTATGACAAAATAGTGAACGTCTTTGACGAAGAGCTTAAGTCAAGGGTAAATGACATAATAAGCGAATACGCAGAAATCATATCGAAGAAGCATTGTATTCCCCTAGACCTTCTTCTCAGGGACGTACCCGAGATTTATACTGGACCTACATGTAAAGGAACAAAATCAAACGGTCAGAGGTGTACGTTTAAGGGAGTTCACGATGGATACTGTGGTAAACATGTTTCTCAAGGTGACCGAATACGTCAGAGAATCCTACCTAGTAACAATCTCCATACGCACGGACCCGAGCAAACTTTCGTCGCCGACTGCCCGGGATGTAATCGTTCAAACGGGCTTATAGATTTGAATTATATGTTATGTAATGAGTAAAACTGATATCCTACTATCATCAATTAACACATTTTATAATCAAGAGGAAAACAGAACTAAGTTATTGAACATTCTAGACAAAACGAGTGGCATCTCTCTACGAAATTTAGAATGGTTCATAACGAATTACGCAAAGAAAAATAACACGACCTACACTACGAATGATGGTAAACTCTTTACTGTACACTGTGCGTATAAGTCCAGTCTCGATGGGTATTCAAAAAAATTGTTCGATCCTTTTTGTAGATCCGCAAAGTTTCCGTATACTGTTCCAGGAACATCTCATGAAATTTATACGACGCTGGCGCAGCTAAATTTCATCAAATGGTGTATCAAAAACGATATTATAGATTACATCAGCGATCATAAAAATTCACTTTTTAATAAAAGACTCGCATAGATCCCTGTTTGAACTTAAATGTGTTGTATCCCGTATAATACATTTGAAGGGTGTAAATATCATTCGTGATATCAATCTTAGTTGTATCGAGCTTGACTTCCACGACTGTTTTGTCAGACTCTATACTACTAAAATCCAAGTTTCCCGATGGCTCCACGTTTATAGGATTCATCGAGAAGCTGTATGTGTATATGTTTCGTATAGGTCTCGCCAATCTGTTTCTCAGTGGTACTAAGTACTTGAAGTAATTATGATTCGTTCTTGACACGTTCGGTAACTTATTTCCGAATATGAAGAATTGCGCACTTTCTAAAACTGGATTGAAAAATGTCACTTGATCGTCGAAACTCGTACTCGATGAAAAATTAAAACGATTGTGCATGAAGAATTTTTCTTCATCCAATGTTTGTAGACTATATACTTGCGCGTAGCCTCTCGTATCACCCGTAGTCACATCATGACCCGTACCAACTCGTAACCCATCGTTTGAAAGAGAAACGACGTGACCGAATCGATCGTTTGACACAGTACCTTTAATAGTATCTCCAGTTTTTAACCACGTAGATGATTGTGCGACATTTTCTATTTTAGTATCAACGTAGTCATAAATCTTCACTTCCCCAAGAGTTGACCCCGGGGCACCTACGGCTACTCGTGTTCCGATACCTGAAATAGATACACTATGACCGAATTTGTCCCCGGTTGTAGAACCATTAATGTCTCCACCCATTTGACTCCAGTCATTATTAGTATAGTCGTATATTCTAATATATCCAATTCCAGCACTGACGGGTGCACCCACCACTAACCTTGAGGCGTCGTTCATAAGAGATACGGACGTACCAAATTCGTCACCCGTCGCCTTACCACTAATTTCAGAGCCATCAAGAGCCCAAGAGGTTGTGCTATCATATTCATAGACTCTAACTTTACCCTGATCATTACCCGGAATGCCTATGGCTAATATGGGTCCAAATGTTACGGTGTTACGGATAAAAACAGAGGTACCAAGTTTATACGAAGCACCTCCACCCACGATGTCGGCGCCGACCTTACTCCATCCGTTATCGTATTTGTATACATTCACAAGACCCGAATCAGTTGCCGTCGTATCATCAAACGGTGCGCCTATGGCTAAATATACACCATCGTTTGATAGAGATACGGAGTAACCGTATTGCATTCCCACAGTCGAACCTGTGATACTACTTCCAGTTTGTGTCCAGTTTCCAGAACTGTAGTCATACACCTCGACTCTCCCTTCGGTACTAGGTGCTGGAACACCTATGGCTACTCTCGAACCGTCACTAGACAAGGAAACAGAAAATCCGAGTTGATCCAAATCGTTCGTACCCACAATATCCGAACCTAGTTGTCCCCAAGTTTTCGTCGTAGCATTATATTCGTAGACTCTCACGTGACCTCGATTTGCTGCAGGATTTCCCGTAGAACCGTCATTGAGTGAACCACCTATGGCAACGCGAGTGCCATCACCCGAAATGGAAAGAGCCCTTCCAAATTTATCTTCGCCACCCACCCCATCTATGATTGCCCCTAAGATGGAGAGTTCATCACCAACACTTCTTACCTCATTCTCAAATTTTTGATTTCTCAAAAACCAGTGAATACACTTTACTGGTATGTCCGGTACGAGATTATTTCGAATGATGTCCTTGTTTGGTTCACTCGTTATGACAGGATGTTTCTTCACTATATCCGTGACGAGAGTATACGGTTTAGTTATAAAATATTGACGTTCATCTGGAGTGAGTGTAATCTCTTCCGTGATTAAGTTGAATGATTGAAGTTCTAATGTATCCGTCGTGTTTGTATAGAAACTTTGTGTATGAAACTCGAGTTCGAATATAATTTTTTGTTTGTGTATGGCGCATATGGGAAAATATGGACGATTTGGTTTATTCCCAGGGTACTCGTCGCTGGCATACTTTCGCGAAAAAAAGAAATGAAGTGGTACAATGAGTTCGGTGCTATTACGAGCGTATGCACTGTTTATAGCCGAATCATCATATCCTATGTTTCTGTTTACCATAAAACGGTTCGCAACCTTTTCGGACATTTCCAAATATAGTTCGTCGTATATGACACCCCAATCATCATGTATCTTTTCCACTTCTATGTCGTCTACAAACATAGTGACACTTTTCAATATATGACGCCCTAATTGATCTGCGTAGTTTCCATTGGAAATGCCTGGCATAGTTATACTCAGCCACATGTTACTCAAAAGGTCACCCATATTCGTTGGACGAAACTCGACTTTTATGGTTTGTCCGAAAGGCCATCGAGGCACCTGTCCGGGATTGACGACGTTGTGACTTCTATGATATTTTCTAAAATTAGAATGTCTTATTAAATCTCTATGATTAAAGAACGAATCGTCTGGGTCTTTGGAAAGGAGGTACGTATCCTGCTTTCCAATAGCCTTGAGAGAAATCTTTGCAGCTTCACCCATACTTACCTACTGCTCACAATTTTTTAATATCCGTTTCCCACATTTCCAAATACCCGGTAGCTTCTAAGAGACAGAGTTCCTCTCGAAGTTTCTTAGATTCTTCGTTAAGCGCAGCCACTCGTTCCTCCGTATAGTCGACAGTTCGAATATGTAAGAGATAGTCGAACGAATCATCGACTTTTGAGAAACCCTTTTGTCCGAGTTCCAACTCTAGGTCTTGTTTCTTCTTTTTGAAGACAACTACATCCCCATCGACCACCATCTTCACAAACCGCGCACGCTCCGAACAAATTTCTGAACGTTTCTTTGTACTCTCCACGAGGTGTGCCTTTCGTTTTGTGTAGTATTCCATACGAAGATTAATGAAATCTCTTAAAATTTGTTCGGGTGTGTCATATTTGTGAATACCCTTCGTAGGGTGGAAAAGGTGCATATTTGAAGTTCGAAAAGTCTTTCGCAGTTTGAGATCCTTGATGATGTCTTTGCCGTTGTAATCTTGGATGAGAAAGTCCACATTCTCAGTCGTGCTGTTGTTCGTGAAGCTACCGATGACCTTCTT